CCAAAAACCCGCCATACGGCGGGAATTTGGCGTGTATTTATAAAGTGTAGCGAATAATATTAAATTTATTTACCCTGCTATTATATCAAAAAATGTATAATAAAGTCATAACTCTAAAGTAAAGGGGGTGGTTATGTGCGAAAACGTAGAGTTAAGAAACTTAAAACCGGATCGAATAAACATCATTTAATTTTTCAACGTAAACATTACAACAAAGGATATGCAAAAGCTTTACGCCAAGCGTTCGTATATGATTTAGACATCGAGATACATAACGAATTGCATAACGTAGTTTTGCATGACGTACCGCGGCCAAGTAACGAAGAAATTCGTAACATGTATTTTGCATACCTGCGTCATAAAGACGTAGTGCAAAGTGCGGATATTTTAACCGCTTGCGAGTGGTTGGCCACGGCCTGCAGAGATCCGGCATGGCGGGCGTGCATGTTTCGCCAATACTATTTTTTAAAATCAAAATTGGGCGGTTAAATCCGCCCTTTTTCATAGAAAAAACCGGCCTAGAAGACCGGTTTATTACAAGTGGGGAGTTAAAACAACTAGATGTTTATTTTATGGCACATTACCGCGCCTATTCACATTATATCAAAATGTTTTCGCCAAAATACTCAAAAACTCATTTTTTATATTTTGATCTTCAAACCACAAATTGCCCAACTTATAATTTTCAATAACAACTTTGAACCACGGCGACCGCTTCGCATTAGCTAATATCGTATTTTCGTCATGATCCATATTACTAAACGTAAATAAACATGGGTTGTTCGGATCATAATCCAAACTAACGTACATTTTATTAGTCAACCGATTACGCCATATACCATACTTTTTATTACGGATTTTGACGACCGAAAAGTTTTTACACTCGCCATCCTTTTTCGCGATAAATGTTTCATTATCCATTAACGCCTTATTTTCAATGGCATATTCTCCATAGTGGGTATTTTGAATTAATGAACCAAATTTAGTTTTCTTTTTATATTCGCGATACGCGCTATTTTTGGCATATTGAACTACAATGCTACCATTTTTAAACGTTTTGAATTCGCCGTTATATGGCAAATGCAAATTAAAGTATGCAAAATACGGATTGGTTAAACTCGTCATATTGCCCAAAAAGAAAACTTTAACATTATTACGCATACGGCCTGCCGTCTCTACAAAGTCTAACAAAGTTTCGACCTCGTTTTTTAAATAATGATAGACACCACCAGACAATAAAAATTCGTCGTAAATAATTAACGTAACCTCGCTAAAATTTGTACTCTTCAATATATTAGCGGTAGACAATGCCACGGCGCGGCCGAACTCGATTTTAGATCCCTTTTCGTTTTCCTCTTCTTTTGCCTGAATAAAAAATTTGTTCGCTTCTACAATAAGGTTATAGTCCGGAAATTCGTTATTTAAATTAATAGCGTCGAACAAATGGGGTACGGCATTAGCTAACTCGCTCTTATATCTGCGTAGATAAATAAATTGTTCGCCATTCTTTAGATAGTTTTTTACAGCTTTAACGATTGCACCATACGTTTTGCCCAAGCCCCTTTCGGTGATTAGAAAGAAAAAAATCGCGTCCGAATAGCCGCTAATCCGATCATAATTATAAAATATTGATTTTGGAACCGTCATATAACACGCTTTACTAGGGTTGAACCGGATATAAAACGTTTTAACATGCCGTTACCAACGGACAACAGGGGGCGCGCCCTCTTCGGGCGGGTTGCGGCCCTCTTCTGTCATGTTATGGTAACGAAATATACCCAGTTCTTATATTATTTTACCACTTCCCCGACCACTTCCCCGCCAATTTTTCAAAACACCTCATCAGGGGAGTGCTGACCTCTGTTTTTAAGGTATGCCCTGCTAGGGCAGGGGAGTGCAAGCAACAGGGGTAACACTTTGTACTACCCTTTAGCAGGGGAGTGCTATATACTTAACAAATAGTATTACAATTACTAGCAAAACAGTAACGCAAAAACACCGCGCATATTACGCGGGTTTTTGTTGGAAAAATTGGAGTTTCTTACCATCTCTATTATACCACCTAATCATAAAACGGTTGTTGTAAAAAGTACAACGTTTAAATTATTGCATTTTGCCAAAAAACTAACTACCATTTAGTTATTGACCATTAACGAAAGGACTTAAAATGTAGAATTATCAAAAAGTTATTTAATGTATTATCAAAGTAAATAAAGGATTTTAACAAAATGGATAACAAAATCATTATTCTAAAAGGCGTAAATGTGATCTTTTCGGAACTTGTAGACAAAGGTTATGGCCGTTCTATTACAATAGACGTTACCGACGATAAGTTGCAAAAGCAGATTAGTAAATGGGCCGCCGATAATAAAATAAATGGTGGCGTAGCTAAGTTTAAAGAATATACCAACGAAAAGGACGGACTAACGACTATCCAATATAGCTTTAAACTAAGCGAGTATACCCAAATTAGCGGACGTACGACGGCCGAGGGCGTGACCTACGGCGAGAAAGAATTAGGTTATGGCGCGGTGGTTAACCTACAGGCGCGCGCTTTTGAATATAAAAACAAATTCGGCGAGGGTATTAGCGCAAGCTTGGATGGCGTATTTATTCTCGAACCGGCGAAAAATAACGTAATGGCAAATATTGCCGAATAATAAAGCGAGGTTAAATAATGGCAACAAATAGTAAAAGTTATGACGATAAGTTAAACGCTATTGTTGCCAACTTTAACCGCAAACTATCAAGACTTGAAAAGCTAGGGTATAACAACTTGCCGTCGCGTGTTTCGGCCGCCGGATTACGTAGAGAACTAAAAACCGGTTATACGGATAAACGCGCGGTAAACGCTTTTTTGCGCGATTTACAACGTTTTAATAAAAAGGCCGCTACGACCGTTATAAATGTTGACGGCAAAGAATATACCCAATACGACGTAGATATATTTAAACGTAAATTACGCCGCGAACGTGCGCGCGTTGATCGCGAAATAGAAAGCGCGCAATCAATGCCCACTAAATATCCTATGCAACATGACGTTTATAAGGCCAATTTGCAAGCTAAACGCGCCGCATTAAGCGGATCATGGATAAACCTTATAAATAGCAGGATCTCCGAAGAATTAGATAAGCAATACGCGCAAAAGGAAACGTACGATAATTATTTAAATACCCTTTTTGTCGACGCATACCAAATAGGATTTGAGGACGATAAAATCGAATATGTTAAAAATAGGTTACTAAGCTTAAAACCGCGTCAATTTTTGCGCGCCCTAGAAGATGATCCTAATATTCAATATATTTTCGATTACTACCATTCGTTAACGCGTACATCATATAACGGCGTTGACGATGGCCGCGCTTATGAAGCTTTTCAAGAGTTATACGAGAATATAGACGCAATTATTGATAAATATAGGTAACGAAAGCAAATGGCAAAACGAACGAAACGCAAATTTACTTGCGATTTTGAAACAACTACAGATCCGAACGACTGTAGGGTATGGGCGTATGCCCTATGCGAGATTGGCAACCCAGGTAATTTTATATACGGCAATAGTATATATGAATTGATGGACTGGTGCGCCAATCAACCGGACAATGTAGAGTTATGGTTCCATAACCTAAAGTTTGATGGCGAATTTATTTGTTATTGGTGCGAGGATAACGGGTTTACATGGGTAAATTCTAGTAAAGACGCGGTAACGGATAGTTATACAACCCTAATAACCAATATGGGCGCATGGTACACCATAGAAATATATTTTGAGGTTAAGGGCAAAAATAAGAATAAAGTAACAATCCACGATAGCTTAAAATTATTAAACTTTAGCGTCGATGACATCGCAAAAAGCTTTAATTTACCGATCCGAAAACTAGAACTAAATTATACAACCTACCGAGAAGAGGGCCACGAATTAACGCAACATGAAATAGACTATATACGTAACGACGTAGAAATCATGGCCCGCGCCCTAGATATATTTTTTAGTAGAGGTCATAACAAAATAACTATTGGATCGAACGCCCTACAGAGTTTCAAGGATACATGCCCGAATTTTAAAAACTTATTCCCTACCCTGCCAAATGAGATAGACGCGGATATACGCAAAAGCTACAAGGGCGGATTTACTTATTTAAACCCTTTATATAAAGAAAAAGAAACGGGGGCGGGTGTCGTATTTGATGTTAACAGTTTATACCCCTCGATTATGTATAAGTGTTTAATGCCGTACGGATTGCCCGAACCATTCGAGGGTAAATACGAAAAAGATAACTTATACCCTCTTTATACGCAAATGCTTAATTGTCGCTTTAAGGTAAAGCAAGGTAAAATACCATCAATCCAAATTAAGCATAGTTTTAGTTTTAAACCAAATGAATATCTGGAATCTAGCGACGACGGAAGCGGATACCCTGTTACGTTGGTATTGACCAATCCCGATTTAGAGTTATTTTTTGAGCAATACGACGTTTATGACATTGAGTATATAAGCGGATGGAAATTTAAGGGGGCCGTAGGCATTTTTAAAGATTATATAGATTATTGGACAAATGAAAAAATTAATGCAAAGAAAGGAGGTAACAAACCGGCGTATTTAATCGCCAAATTATTTCTTAAACTCTTTATACGGCAAGACCGGAACAAATCCTATAGGAAGCAAAAAGCAACCAATGCTAGGGCATGACGGCGAAATGCACTACCCTGTTTTAGATCGCGAGGAACGCAAAAGTATATACGTAGCTTGCGCGAGTTTCGTAACCTCATATGGACGTAAACAAATTATCGAGCAATCGCAAGCGATCCGTGATTGGAGTATAAAAAATAAAGGTTACGACGCATACGTATATAGCGACACGGACTCAATACACGCCCTACTTGATGATAATGACGTAGAACAATTAAGCGGCGTGCTAGATATTGACGACTACAGACTCGGTGCACTTAAAAAAGAATCCGTATTTACACGCGGTAAATATTTGCGCCAAAAATGCTATATCGAACAATGGCCCGACGGATCCCTAAACGTTACCGTGGCCGGATTACCTAAAAAGCTATCGCACGTGATCAATTTTGACAACTTTAAAGTAGGATTTACAACCGCTAATTTAACCGACGAAGAGATAGGCAAGGCCGGCCGCAAGTTAACATATAAACACGTTAAAGGCGGCGTGATACTTGCCGAAACAGATTTTACGATACAATGATATGCTATAATAAATATGTAGTTGTATGCTACGCTTTCGTTAATGGGCGCGCCGATTGCCACCACACCGGCGCGCTTTTTATATCTTTAAAACGTTGTAAATAATACAACAAAAAAGTTATTGCATTTATAATTCTGGTGCTTTATAATCTAAGTATAAACATTAACGAAAGGACAACTTATGAAATATCTAGTAACATGGCATGATAGCGCAAGTAGCGTTAAGGTTTGCAACTGTCGCTATTTTGACGATAAAGAGATTGCTAAACAACTCTACGAAGACTTTAAAAAACTACCGGTTTTCGATCAGGTGCAATTTTTGGCCGTTTCTGAAAAACCGAAAACAACAATAGAGGTAACAAAAATAAGTTATTAAAGAGGTAAAAAGAAATGGCAGGATCTATCGAGGGTGGCCGCAAGGCGGCATTAACTAATAAGCTAAAGCATGGCACAGATTTTTATAAACGTATTGGCCATTTAGGCGGTACAAGCGGAAAACATAACGGCGGGTTTGCATCATCAAAGAGGGGCAAAGATGGATTGACCGGATCCGAACGCGCTAAAATAGCGGGCGCAAAAGGGGGTAGAAAAAGTAGAAGAGGAAAAGCTAAAAATGAAAACAACAACCATTAACGTACAACTAAAAAACGGGAACGCGGTACTACAAGAAATACCGCTATCCGTTGACGACGCGGAAATTATAAAAGAAGCTATGCTATTTTACGCGCGAAACGTCGAGCAGATCCAAAAAGACATGACGGAAAAAGGGTGCGTTAGGTTACGCGATCAAGCGTTTTATTTACGTAGTGATATAAACGATATAATGGATAAATTAAAATGACGGTTAAAGAGATAGTAGAAGCGTACGCCGACGAGCTTGAAAACTGGGATTTTTTCAGTGACGGACAAAAGGCGTATATTGACTCAAATAAGCATATAATTGTATGTTTACGTAACTATAATTGGTATGGCACAAAATACCCGATTAAAGCACAATTAGATGCAATTAAAGCTTTATTTGAAATTGACTGGATAGCCGAGTATGAAGACCACGGCAATAATATTTTTATAACCGCGTCTAAGTATTGGATTAAATTATAGAGGATGAAGAATGAAGAAAATTGAATTAATGTGGTGGATACTCGCAATATCATGGATTGTTATTGGAGTATTCCAAATGTTTAATGGAAAATTTGTTTTGGCCGTAACTGATTTAGTTGTTGGATTATTAATTGCGATATTAGCAAATCAAGTAGAAATGAAATAATAAAATGACCGAAGACTTTATACAACAGGCGGTAAACAACGCGTTTGATTTAAGCTTAAAACGCCAACAAAAGAAAATAGCATATAAAATACAAATGTCGAACCGGAAACGCAAAATAAATAAAGTACGGCGTAAAATTGAACGGCAAAATAGAAAAAAGGCGCGACGATGAAAATAAATATTGCCCTTATAATTCCAATATACAACGCCGGAGAGTTTTTAAAACCATGTTTAGATAGTGTAGCAAGGCAAACAATACCGCCGGACGAGGTTATACTAATAGACGACGCAAGCACGGACGGAAACCATACTTATATATTAGATTATGCCACTAAGCATAACTGGATATATTGGCGTAACTTGAATAATTTAGGGGTGGCCGCGTCGCGAAATATTGGAATAAGATATACCAAAAGTAACTACTTTACTTTTCTCGACGCAGACGACGAACTAATACCCGAAGCAATAGAGAATATGCAAGCGGAGATATACTGGCATAAAAATGCTACAATGTTGCAATTTAATCATGTACGGCATTACATTGATAAAAATAAAACTATAACAAGATTTAGCGCAAATGCGAAAAGAGATATAAGACATTTAGATAAAGATAAAAAACCATATTGTAAATATTGGTATAGTGTCTGGAATAAGTGTTTTAAGCGCGGCGATGATCCTATAATGTTTAATGAAGATTTACGTTATGGAGAAGATGCTATATTTGTAATTGAACGTTTATTAAATAATGAGTATATTCATACGGTTATAGATACAACCGTAAAGCATAATCTAGGTAAAAAAGATAGTTTAATACATACTAAGACGCGCGAGGATATTCAAAAGTTTTATAACGCTTATCGAGAACTATTATTTAAGGATAGTTGCGACAACTGGGTTAAAATAAAAGCAATAGTAACATTAATGGAACATTTAGTTACAACTTATGCTTTATGATATTGTTTATGTATTAAAGGACGCAACCTATAACGAAGAGTTTATTTATAGCTTGCGGAGTGTTTGCAAGTATTTTGACTACCGCTGCGTATATATTTATGGTACGCAACCTAAAAACGTTAAAGTAGATTGTTACCACCATATAATCCAAAGCGGATGGACTAAGTGGGATAGAGTACAAAACATGTTGACGGCCATATGCCAAAACAATAATATTACGCCGTATTTTTGGTTATTCAATGATGATTTTTACGTGACGGAAGAACCAGAAAAGCTATATTATTACTCAAACGGCGACCTATTCAAAATTGCTGAGGGTTTGGAAAATAAATATGGACATGCTACGGAATATTCGCAGATGCTAAAGCATGAAGCGGATATGTTAAAAGAAAAAGGATATGGCACAAAAGCATACAATACCCATACGCCGCTTTTAATACATCGCGAAACTTTTATAGAAGCTATGCGCGAGTTTAGCGGGGTACGAGGTTTTAGATCAATTTACGGTAACTACGCTAAGAAAAAGTACGGTTTACCACTAAGAATAAAGACATGTAAAGATAATAAAATACGAAATGCTACGGAACCAATAGGCCACCATATGCCGTTTCTATCATCTAGCGATAATAGCTTTAGAGAAAACGAAGAGTTAAGGCAATTCTTAGAAACGGAATTTAACGAAAAATGTAAATACGAGGTATAAAATGAGTAAAAATACTTTTTCACAAAAAGACTACGATCAATTATTAAATCTAATAACCAATTTCCACGAAACTAGCGCAATAATTAGCGCGGTTGACGCGATGGAATTAATTATAAAGGGTATTTTAACCGGCCGTTTAAGCATAAAGCTAAAATAATGCTATACTTTAGGCATGAGAGAAGCATTAAGCAGTATAGGCGCGGTATTAATAACAACCGTTGTTTATCTATTGGGCGGGTACGATGTAGCTTTACAGTGTCTAGTAACCGCAATAGCCCTAGATTACGTTAGCGGGATCATTAGGGCGTTTAATTCTAAAACTTTATCTAGCCGTATAGGATTTACCGGCATATTAAAGAAACTAGGCATATTATTACTAGTTATGTTAAGCGTATTAATTGACCGTGTAACAGGTGGTACGGGTGCGGTACGTACGCTAGTCATATATTATTTTGTTGCGAATGAGGGTTTAAGCATTATAGAGAATCTAGGCCAAGCGGGATTACCAATACCCGCGGTTATTAAGCGTGCGCTTAGATCTCTACGCGATCAAAGTAACGAAAAGGTATAAATATGGTATTGCAACAGGTAAGGCAATTTAATATTAAAAAGATGGGTAAAAAGGCCGGATGGTGTCTACAAAATGTACGCTTAGGTTTTGGAATTACTACCGGTAAATACCCTAGCGCAAAAGCGGACATGCAAGCCCAAAGCAAAAACGGAACCTTGCATCATATTAGCACGCTACCGCAAAACGTAGCCGTGCCGGTATATGTAGATACGACGAGTATTTACGAACATGTAGTAGTTTATGATCGCGGTACGTGGTACGGCGATGGCGTAAAGATAAATGCCCCTAATTATAAATATGTTTTTGGATGGGGCGAATTTTGCGACGGGGCGCGCGTTGTCGAATGGGTAAACGCGAAAAAGAGTAATGAAGAGATCGCCAAAGAGGTTATAAACGGTTTATGGGGTAACGGCGAAACACGTAGACAAAGACTAATAAAAGCGGGTTACAATTATAACCTCATACAAAAGCTAGTTAACCAGATGTTGACAAAGAAAAGTAACGAAACTATCGCAAAAGAGGTTTTGATGGGGATGTGGGGTAACGGTAGCGAACGTAAACGCCGCTTAGAAAACGCAGGGTATAACTATACCACCATACAATCTATCGTAAATAGGATGCTAGCTAAATGATCGCAAATCAAACGCTAGTTGCGCCGGACGGTTACGAGGTGGCGTTATTTCCGATGCCGTATTTATATATGACGCAAGACGAGGGCGGCGACTATAGCCATTTAGGAACTTATAATATAGACTGTGTAGGATATAACGGATCTAGCGTTATTACTAGCGCGCCAATTTACGCGCCCTGTACGTTAAAGGTTTTGAGCTATCACGGAACCTATACAGGCGGTAACGCGGTTATTTTTCAATCCGTAAATAAAGTGCACTTAGCCAACGGCCAATTAGATTATATGTGCATCATGTTTATGCACTGTAACAACCCACCATATACAACCGTCGGCCAAACTGTACGACAAGGGCAAATATGCTATAGGACTGGAACCTATGGGCAAGTTACCGGTGATCACGTGCATACATGCGTTGGGCAAGGTCAAAACGCGACATTTGTACAACGGCCAAGCGGCAATTATGATTTAAGCAATCGTATACATTATTGGGATGGTGTTTTCGTCAACGACACTACCATTATTCAAGGTTACGGCCATGGTTGGAAAACGTGGCATGGTGGCGGCGGTGGCGGTGGAGGTAGCGACGATAATAAAAAGAGGTTTCCGTGGCCGGTAGCGTGGGCGCATTGGCCCAATTATAGGTTACGCTAATATGTTATAATTCAAGTATGACGGAAGAAGAATTAAATACAATTAGCAACAACATCAAAGATAAAATTGGCGACGAATCTTTTTCGATAATCTCCGATGATTTAGGCCAAATAATTACCGGCCGCGAGATGATGGAGAAAGATATTAAATCCCGCGATAGCGAAATTAGCGAATTAAAGGACAAGAATTTAAAATTAGTAGAAGCCAACGCTAGTTTATTTAAGCAAATTCCTACCGTACACGAAAAAAGCGAAAGCAAAAACGAAGACGACGAATTACCATTGAAAAATGTTAGTTTACGTAGCGTTTTTGATCGCAACGGCAATTTTATAAAATAATAAGAAAGGGCAAAAATGAATCCTAGTAACGGTTTAGTTACCGCGCTAAACAAAATGCGCGAAATGAGCGTATCAGAGGGTAGCATTTACCACCAATACGTGCCGGTTATTACCGATTTAACGTCTATTGGCGAATTCGGCCAACCGATCCTAGAGTATAGCGACGTACGTAACGAATTCATGACAAAATTGGTTAAGCGTATCGTCGAAACTCAAATCGAGGGTAAAGTATTTAATAACAAATTATCGCAACTTGAGGGCGAACAGATCCCGTTGGGTTACTCTGTACAAGATCTTTATATTTCGCCCGCTAAATCAAGAAAATTCAACGTCAATGACTTTAGCGGTCTTTTACAGAAATACGAGGCCGATGTTAAGCAACAATTCTTAACCGTAAACATGGATTTACAATATCCGGTTACGATTACCAACGCTAAGCTAAAAAGCGCATTTACGTCATGGGGCGCACTCGAAGCGTTTATTACTGGTATTACCAACTCGCTGTATTCTGGTGCAAATATTGATCAATATAATTACACTAAGTACCTAGTTTCTAATGCGTTCCGTAACGGTCATACGGTTAATAAGGTTGTTTCTGGTGTTTCTACCGCAGATACCGCTAAAGCATTTGTTAAGGCCGCTCGTACTCTATTCCTAGATTTTCAGGAAGCAAGTAGCGATTACAACGCATGGGCCAAAGTTAACACCGATGATAGCAAAGCATTAGTTACGTGGACCGAACCGCAAGACGTGGTATTTATGCTACGCAACGATGTCATAAGCGAGATTGACGTAGAGGTATTGGCCGCCGCGTTTAACCTTGACCGCGCCGAACTCATGGGCCGCATTATTGGCGTTCGCAATTTCGATATGTATAGCGATGCCGGCGAAAAAGTATTTGACGGTAGCGCGATTCTAGGCATTATGGCCGATCGCAAGTGGTTTAAGATCAAGCCACAAGACATGGAACTTGACAGTTTCTATAATGCAAATAACCGCTGTTGGAATTACTATTACAATATAGTTAAAATGTATAACTATTCATTGTTTGCAAACGCAGTTGTTTTCTGTACATCTGAACCAGAGAGCGAAAGCGGATCCTAATATTTAGGCGGTTGCCCGATGCCGTAAAAGCGGGGAAATGCAAAATAGGGGCCATTTAACTTAAAAATAGCCCCTTTTTTGTTTGTTATAATGAAAATATGGCAGTTATTACACCGCAAACGGATTTAATACTTTTAAAATGCCCGTTAGAAGTAGATCAACAAAATCAATTAACGTTTGCAAATGCAACAGGGCAATATAACTATTTTAATAGTTTACCTAAACTTGCCGTATCGAATTTTACTTATCAAAGAGAAAATAGCACGGTTAGATTTCCGAGCCAAATAGATAGTATTAGAACGTATAACTATTGTATGTACAGGAACACCGCATATAGCAATAAATGGTTTTATGCGTTTATTACCGGCATACGATACGTTAACGATCAAATGACCGAACTAAAGTTAAAAACGGATGTATGGCAAACATGGCAATTTGATATTACGTTAAATAGTAGTTTTGTAGAGCGCGAACACGTGGCCGACGACACTATAGGGGCGCATACTTTAGCCGAGGAACCCGAAGCAGGGGAATACATGATAAATAGCGTAACTAATAAGACGATATGCGCGCCGGATGTTGACGGGGCATATATTGTTATGGCAGTAACAAAGCCACCAATAAAAAAGACTGGCCAAAACGCAGGTAAAAGTGTTATTCCTAGTGACCTTAATAACCGTTGTTTTAACGGCATTATACAGGGTTGCTATATTATGATGTTTTACTATAACAGTATAGGTTTAATAGATCTAAATAATGCAATCGAATATTACGACAGCGAGGGGCAAAAAGACGCTATAAATTCAATTTATGCTATTCCTAAGAGTATTTACCCCGCCGAGTATATCAGGGAATTGACTATAACGGATCCTTTTGAGGCCGATATTTTATGGCCAATATCTCATACAGGCGCAACGGATATGTCGACGACAACCATAACGCTAAATAGTACGTTAAACGGTTATACGCCAAAGAATAATAAAATGTTTTGCTATCCGTTTAATTATCTGATGGTTACGAATAATAACGGTACAAATAGCATTTATCACTACGAGGACTTTACGAACCCGTCAAGCGTGCAATTTAAATATAATGGCGTATTGACAGAGGGAAGCGACATTAAAGCATATCCCCTAAACTACAAGAAAAATACGACGAATTACTCCGGTTATGCGTACGGCGTAGACATGGGCAAAACGCCCACGTTTTCATGGACTAATGACATGTATTTAAACTGGAAAGCGCAAAACTCATTTAACGGTATGTATAACCAAGCGGGGAACGTAGTTAATACTTATGAAAAGGTAAATAGCAACCCGCGCGGCGATGATGCTTTAGCATGGATGGGGCAGATGGCCGAGGCCGGTATGAATTACGTAGGATCCGCTATAAACGCGGTTACTAATGCCGTAACGGGTAGTGCGCACAAAGCTAGCATTACACCGGATCAGGCCAATGGAACCACCACCGCCGATTTAAATTTTAGTATTGGTAGATGTGGTTTTACTTTTTACCAAATGAGCGTACGCGCCGAGGTGGCCGCCATGATCGATAATTATTTGTCGATGTTCGGTTATAAGGTTAATACGATGAAGAGTATAAATATTACCTCGCGCCGCTATTGGAACTATATTAAATGTATACAAGCTAATATAACCGGCGATATACCCCAAGAAGACATGAAAGAACTAAAAGGGTATTTTAATAGCGGTATTACATTTTGGCATGATCCAACTAAATACCTAGATTATAGCCAAGTTAACGCAATAGTTTAAAAGAAAGGATAAGAGATTATGCGCCGTAGAATGGTAGGAACGCGCAACAAAAAGTTTAAAGATTACGCGTACGTAAATGATGATACTTATTTTGATTACCTCGAACGTTTAAAAAAGGTTGCTTTATCTATGTTCGAGTGGGTAAATTTGCCCGACTCAATGGATGCTAGATACCTCGAATGGTGTTTATACTATTCAGGGCAAGCGGCCATGCTAAAGAACGATAAAGGTATATTTATTAATACTAGGGCATGTAGCGCGGGGGATTTAAATATTTACGAATTACCAACGGAAATTAATTGCTATTCGGTTGGTTTTTCGGTAACACGTAAGCAATATGACGGTTACGGGCGCACGTATGATGCAAAAACGGATAGTTTTGTAGAACCAAACGAAAAGGATTATTGTATATACGTTTTAAATAACCAAAATAGATATGCTACCGCGTGGACACTAGAATTATTCGCCTATCGTCTATACCTTGCACAACGTACGGCCGATATTAATATTTCAGTTAACCGTTTGCCGTACATCGTAGCCGTTGACGACAACCAACGCTTAACAATGGAAAACTTAATAAATCAGATTGACGAGAATAAACCCGCTATATTCGGTACTAAGGAACTAGCAAGCACAATAAAAGACGACTTGCGCGTTTTGCCGACAAATCCCCCGTTTATCGCAGATAAGTTGAACCAATATAAAACAGAGATATGGAACGAAGCTATGACGTTTTTAGGGATCAACAATTTAGCAGAGAAAAAAGAACGTTTAATTACTAGCGAAACTAGCAGTAATAATGAGCTAATCAACCTTAACTTGCAATCATACTTAACGCCACGTAAAAAGGCATGCGAACGCTTTAATAAGTTGTATGGTTTATCCGGCGATAAAGCTATTGACGTTAAAGTACGTTCGGATCTTTACAACATTATTAAACAAGAAGAGTCTATTATTAAAGATTACGACAACGACGGTTTAGCAGATTTTAAAGACGTAAAAGAGGTAAGCGAAAATGAGTAGATATACTACAGAATTACGAATCATTGTACAAAATACGAGCTTAGACGAGGTAGAGGGATGGTTTAAAGATTATGAACTAAGCGACTATTTAACGGCCCAAGAGATTGCTATTATTAATGATCGCGGTACATGGACTAAAGACAAATTGGCGAGTTTAATTGTGCAACATTATTGGATGCGCGAAATAGGGTTAGAAACGGTAGAATTATTTAAACATCAAGCTAAAGTAGCAATGGCCGAAATTATGGAAGAAAAGGCCCCGTTGATCTATAGCGCAAGCTTGCAATATGATCCGTTAGTAAACGTTGACTTTACGGAAACGTACACGGAAAACACTAGTCAAGACGGTAACGCCGACGGTTTAAACGTAAACTCCGATACGCCGCAAGGGCAAATCAGTAAAACCCGTATTTTAGCCGGAGATTATGCGACAAGTACAGGCGCAAGCGAGGGTACGAGTCATAGCGAGGGTACGCAGACGTATACGAGGAAACAAAAGGGTAACTCTGGCGCGTTGACCACGGCGCAGGCGTTGGTGCGAGATTACCGGAAAACAATTATAATGATAAATAGGGGTATAATTAAGGATTTAAGCCCGCTATTTATGAATATTTATTAAAGAAAGGAATATATAAATGAGTAGTACAGATGGTCCAAAATTGATCGACATGCCACCGTTTAAATCGTGGTTAGCATCAAATCTACCGGCCGTTTATGATAATACGATGAGCTATTACGAAGAGTTATGTGCGCTTATAGCTTATCTAGAAAAACAGGTAACACCGACGGTAAATGCTAATACAGTAGGTTTAGCCGAATTAAAAAGCTACGTCAAAAATTATTTTGATAATCTTGATGTACAAGACGAGATAGATAATAAATTGGATGAGATGGCCGAGGATGGAACCCTAGAAGAAATTATAGGCCATTATATTAGAGATGATTTTGTAACCAAAGATATGTACGCTACATCCGATGATGCGGGCGTTGTTAAAGTTGGCGAAAGTCTAAGCATTAACGAAGATGGCGTTTTGAACGAAAAACCATTTGAAAACTATATACCGGCCGAATTTAAGGCCGTACGTTATCAGGGAACTGGCGGTTATAGTACGATTCATTATGCATTGATAAATAAGCAGTATAAACCAAATCTAGCACTTGCTAATGATACCTTAAATACTGATGAATGGGCAGGGGATAACGCCGCCCGCCATAAATCTACCTTAACCGTTAATGCCGGACTCTGGAATACCACTACCCATGTAATTATCGGACCGGTTATTATTGATGGCGAGATCCTAAAAGAAAACACGGAAACATCGGATAGCCGCGAAATTATCTACATGACAGAAGACGGCACACTAAATAGCGTTACAGATGCTACGACGGCACAACAAGTACTCAATCTCGGCGCAGTTTGGGCAGTAGAAGGATGGTACCCGTTCATCAAAAACGGCGTAGACTTGACTTCTGGACGTGATCCATCGGACTATCAACCGCGTACGGTAATTGGGCAAGACGCCGAGGGCAATTATTTAGTATTTGTCGCTAATGGTCGAAGCTATGAAGACGTCGGCGTTAGTGCGGTAGATTGTGTAAACTTTTGTAATTCGATTAACTTTACGCCCGTATTCCTTTATAACCTCGATGGCGGCGGATCAATCGCTTTTGTTGAGCATGGGATTCGCATGAATAATTTAGTCCAAGGTGAACATCGGAAATCGTCGAACTTTATTTATTGGGCATCCCCAAGTGCTAAAGACAATGGTACTTTTGAAGCCATAAATGGACAGTATCATAAAGGGGCCGAAAACATGCGGGAAAGCATCCCTTATAACGTTAGAAGCAAGATAGATGTCTTTAACTCATCTGATACTTCTATCGAGCTAGGTTCTCGCGTATATGTATTTGGTGAGCTAGTCGTGGTAAATGTATGTTTCACTAATTCGGCACAAATTAACTCATGGCGAGGGGTATTGACCGGTTTACCAAAATGTGCAGTTACCGACATTCAGGTAACGGCCCATCAAAGAGCATCTGGTAATGCTAAACGTGACTTGTATATTGCAAATGATGGCATTATACGGGTTTCCGGCCATAATTCATTACCCGCGGGTACATGGTACGTAAACTTTGTGTATTCAAAAGACGCGGGTAAAGAGTTATCGGGTAGCGTAGAGTAAATATAAATACACGCCAAATTCCCGCCGTATGGCGGGTTTTTGGTTGTTGGTGATAGTTAGGGCGTATTTCGCGCTATAAGGGCGTTTTAAGCGTTTTGAAGGGCGTTTAAGGGCGAGGTGGTATGTTTACTAATGTCGCACAATGTAGGGTTAATGTCGCACAATATTAATTTTACGACATTAAATAGTTGACTAATTCGGATTCAATGTTATGACATAAATTTGACAAATGGGGAAATCGATGAAAATTCAAGGAATTTATACCA